ATAACCAATAATTTTAAGACAATGCCGAAGAAATACACACTAACTGAAGAGCAATTCCTAACGCTAACTTCATGCGCTACACAAGTAGTAAACGCATTACATAGAGACATGAAACATTGTGTTAATAACGAGGCTTATGATGTTGCTCGAATGTACGAGAGAGAAGTCAACGAGATAAACGATGTGTTACTTTCCATTAACGCTAAATTCAAAACCAATTTCTAATAATAATAAGACAATGAAAGATTTAAGAATCCCTATGCTAAAGCAAGACGCATCAGCACAAGACATCATCAACTACCTAACTTGGTTAGAGCATTCACCTTATGCATACCACATAGACGAGTCACCTTTGGACATTGATTGGTCTATTGAGATAGACGAGGAACACATCAACCTTCTCTCTTGGAATTCAGAAGTTATGTGGAGCAGACAATCTGCCGAATTCCTTTGGCTTAACTACGGAGAGCATTTAATCAGTAAGATACACAACGAAAAAAATTAATTCACGCATACACTAGAAATTATGAAAAGCACAATGAACTTACAGAAATCCATCTTCATTCTAGATGGTCACAGAGGAACATTTATTCCACAACAATTCGCAGAGGATATGAGAAACGAACATCTATATTCCTATCGTTTCACCAACGAATCGAATGTATTGCAACGAATGTTGATTGAATTAGATGAGGAAGGTAGAGAATGTGAATTCTATTGGGATAATTGGAACGACATCCTTTGTCACTACAACGAGATTCGCAAGATGTCTACAAATGAACTATTCTACCTTACTCAAGGTGAGGACGGAGACCTTTGGCTTATACACGAAGACGAACTAGAGGAATGGAATGCCTACGAAAGCGGAGAGCAGAAAGACTACAATGCATTCACACTAATCGTTGACCTTGACGAGAGAGGAGAATATAGATGTCATATCGAAGACTGCAACGAGGATGTGATATGGGAATGCGATACGGATTATGTTTCCGCTTTGCAGGAGGATGGCTGGATTCGATTCCTTCCGCACGAAGACTTCGATAGACTGACTGCTTATCTGAAATCTATTCACGTCATTGGAGAGAATTCAAAATTAACCTATAATAATTAAAGAAATGAAGACAACACATCAAGACAAAGTGACGAATGCTATACAAGACATTTGTTCAGACATCAATCGTAGAATTATCCGTATGGATTATTACCAAGAGACATCAGTTCGTGAATACCTTTTCAATGAATTCAATGAATATCAGAAAGACTGCGAGCAATTTATGTTGTACGTTTTCGAAATTCGAGACATTGCTCACATCCTAGATGTAAATATAACTTGCATATTCGACATCCTCGTGGATCTTGGATACGCATCTTATGAAGAGGAACAGAACTAATCAAAAATCAAAATCAATAATTTAAAAAATCAAGACAATGAAACTATACGAACTAAAGGAATATGCCGTTAAGATGGCGAAAGAGAATCCAACATTGAAAAAAGAAATCTATGATATGGTTAATCTTGCACTATCAGAAGTAGACGAAGGAGGAAGTGAGAATCACGAATGTGAATTGGCGAGACGAGACATTGAATTCATAGTGAATGAGAAGATGATTGAAGACGAGATGGAGAAAATCAATTCGCCTAGCGAAGACAAAACTGTACATGGATATTCAAACGAAGAGACATACACAATGATTTCACACATACACAATTTCGAAGATTGGTTAGAGGATGCATTCGACAACATCAGAAGATATAACAATCCAAACAATTTAAAAGCAAATTTTCAAGAGGAGATATTTAACGGAAGAGAGTTGTCGGATATATTTGGTCTAATGTCCTTCGATAGAATCAATTGGAGAGAGATATTCGAGAATCTAAAAGGAATGATGCCGAAGGAGACATACGAAGAATTAGAAGAGAGACTTGTTTTGGCTAACAGACAAGCGAATTATCTATCAAGACTTCTGCACGATTTGAGAGACAATTGCAACGGATACGGAAGTTTGCCCGATGAGATGTCCACTATTCACAACATCAAGTTACTTACGGATTTGTCAAATGACCAATGGAAATACCAAGACTAATATGAAAGCAATAGAATTGAACACAAATGAAATCGGGAGAATACAAGTTATTCTCTCCGATTACCTAAATGACCGAGAGACTGGTGTATATGAATTGAATAGAGAATTCGTCATGGATGACAAGACATTCGTTTCATTCTTTATCGAAGGAAGTTATACCAAAGACGAGTCATTCCGGTACGGACAAATGAGAGAGAATGTTGAATTCGAATGTGAGACATTCTTTGTATCTGATGCCGATGACAATATGCATCCTCAAGATTCATCTTTACTATCATTCTCTTCCAACGAGACTTTTGACCATCTCGGTGGTGGATCGTACATCTAAAAAATCAAATCAAATCAATAAAACAATCAGAAAAAATGGAAAAATTTAGAATCACAAGACATTCATGCATCACCACATTGGATTCATATGAGCATGGAGAACTTCAAGAAGTCAACGCACATTCAATTGAGCGACACGAGGAATTCGATTCGATGGAGCAGCTTTTTGAACATCTTAATGCCCACATTGGAGCAGACTACAACGCTGACGATTTTGAGATTACTGAAGAAGCAATCTATACGGATGTCCTCTGCAAATATGTCAACGGTTTTTACTTTAGAGCATCCATTCAAGATGTCTCTCTTTGGAGAGAAGGTCTAATTGACTTGTACAATTGTCACCACATATTCTACGCAGAGAGAATCGTTAAGTTAAAACTGACCAAGGAAAACGAGAAAGAATCTCTCTTCAACATACTGGGCAACGCATTAAATCCAAATAACTAAACTTTAAAACAATGAGCAAGAAAGTAAATTCAGTAACTGCGTCTAAATTCCTTAATTGGTATTTCTCTGACGCATCCGAGATAAGAGATTTCGGTAATGCAATGATTGAGCAAATGAGAACATTTGGAATTGCGAACATAGATGTAAAACAATTATTTGACGGATGTGCCTTAATTCCGCAATACATATGCGAAGACTGGGATGAGGATTGGGGAAACGAACAAGAGTATTCTCCCGAACAAATAGAATTCATTAATGATATTAACTAATATTTTAAAACAATGACAACAACAACTAATGACGGATTTGTTTACTTGATTGTAAACGATAAAGCAAAAGAGATTTTTAAACATGGAATATTTGAGCTTTATGGTCTCTATGCCAATGGAACGGAATCTTTAGTGGAATCCGAGGAACATCTCAGTAATATCATCGCAGATGGATGTGAGATTGGAATCGAGATAGGATTCGTAAGTGATATATTAAATCAATAAATAAAGTTTAAGAAAATGAAAAAGACAATTGATATCATACTGACGGTGCTAGGCATATTTTGTCTCATCATGTTCTTCGTCTCTTACATGACGGATTCAACACCACTAATGTTAGGAACAATGGCTACACTACCTATAGTCTATCTGATAGGTAACCTGCAATAATCTACATGGAGAATCTTAAAAGGATGTTGTTAATTCAGCATCCTTTTTTTTTGTGCCTAATTTTCAGATAGTTAGGGCTTGTTTGAATGGATCTTGGGACGCCTGGTCCAAATTTCACCGGATCACCGCCCGAATCCCAAAAAATTACTATCACTTCTTGCAGCAGGTAAGACGGTGCGAAGTTTTGATTTTACTGCCTTTTATATTACTTTTGGTTTGGAAAAACTTCTCGCACACATTTTACACCACAATAATAGTTTGAACACAACGCAAGATAATAAGCCACAGAAAAAGGTTATTGGAGATTCTCTACTGATGTCCTTTATTAAGACGTGCCGGTCTCATGCAGACGTGTTAAACATGGCTTATATCAACCATATGTGTGGTAACGGACAGCGTTGGATGAGCGACATTGTGGGCAGAAAGAAGCCCATCAGAGACCGAGACAAAGTCATTAAGGTCATCAATTCTATATTGGAATACTGCGACGAGGTAGAGGAAATGAGAGAGAAAATTGAACGCTTAAAGCATGAAATCGAAGCACAAGTATAGAGCAAATTGGCTCACCTATTTTGCCGAGAAGGACATAAATCCGAGGAACGCACTAAAGATATTCAGACCAGAGTTTGACTCGGTGAAGGTCAAGAGGATGATGTCTTTGTTTCATGGGAGGATGATTTTCGAGGAGCAAGACCTAGTCGATTGGAAGAATATAAAGTCATCTATAGAGAGAACGGACACAAGAAACAATGGCAAAATCTTTTCGTAGTCAGAAGTATTTAAAGAGGGCGGACACATACCTCGTCCTCGACACCATGCACAAGAGAGTGAACAAGATGTGCATCTCTCTGGGTATACCACAAGATCCCAAGTCATATGTGTACTTCGACCTCGCACTTTTGCACCTTCCTCAAGGCGAGAGGAGGAAGATTCTCAAGCAGATTTTCAGTAAGTGGGGTACAGATATAAAGCTCGAACACGAACCTTACTTATTAACATTAGAAAAATTTACAAAAAAAGTTTTGGAAGGTTTCGAATAATGTGTTACATTCGCAAAACATTAATAAAGAAAACTTATAATTATGTCAAACATAACAATTTCACCAAAGACGGTAATGCCGTTCATCGAACCTCGCAGAGAGGAAATGATTAAACTGATGGGAGGAGAAGAGGTCCTCATGAGAGAGATGTCTTTCGCCATCCAAGCTGCTAACAACAACCAAGTGTTAGCGAATTCTAACCCACAATCAGTTGCAATGGCTGTGTACAATTGTGCATTAACCAAGTTGTCTCTGAACCCTGTGATGAACTTGGCTTACCTCGTTCCTTTTAAGGGCAACGCTAAACTAATGCCAGGCTACCAAGGGATGATTAAACTTATCTCTGACACCGGCATCATCAAGTCGGTTTCTTCGGGAGTAGTTTACCGAGGAGATGACTTCGACATCGTGCAGGGTACATCACCTCGCATCAACCACAAGCCGAAGGGAGAGACCTTCAAGGTTGACGACATCATTGCTGTGTACGCAATCTTCGTGTTGCATAACGATGAGACCTTGTTCGAGGTTATGTGGAAGCCGCAAATCGATGCCATTAAGAATCGTTCAGAGACTGGCCGTAAGGATGTTGGCCCTTGGTCTACTGACTACGCAGAGATGGCTCGTAAGACCGTTGTGAAGAGAGGTTGGAAGTCTATCCCAAAGTCTTCGTTTGCCTTGGATAAGATTGAGAAGGTTAACACCGCTATCTCTATTGACAACGAGGAGTACAAGACCGTTGAGTATGTGAAGATGAGCGAGGAGCAAGTGGAACGCTTACTTGAGAAGACTACCAATGTGGTAGAACTTGAGACTGCTCTATCTGATGAGTCAGTAATGATTGATCCGGAGCAGAAGAAAGAGATCATTGAGAAGGCTCGTAAGAAAGTTAAAGGAGGGGACAATGAATAATTTATTAAACGAAATCCTAAAGGAACAAGCACAAGCGTCTGACCAACGCTCACAGGCTTGGTTTAACGCTCGTGTTGGTAAGTTCACCGCATCAGAGATATACAAGTTAATGACGCAACCTCAGACAAAGGCAGCGAGAGAGAACGGAGAGTTGTCCGAGACCACCAAGACCTATATCATGGGTAAGGTTGCCGAGGAGATGGCTGGTATTGAGCAGACCACTAACTCTGCGGCTACGGATTGGGGTGTGGAACACGAGGCCGAGGCTTGTAATCTATATGCCGAGATGATGGAATCTCGTGTTGACTCTGTAGGGTTCATCCCCTACGGAGACCACGCAGGAGGCTCTCCCGATGGTATATGCTCACGCTTCGGTGTGATTGAGATTAAGTGTCCATATAACTTTGAGAACCACGTTCAGAACCTTCTGATTGCTGACGAGGATGACCTATTCAAGCAGAGAAAACCTTATTGGTGGCAGTTGCAAATGAATATGATTGTTGCCGGGAAGGAAGAGGGTATGTTCATTTCTTACGATCCGCGAATGGATGGGAAGAACAAGTTAGCAATAATTCCTGTACATTTACAACCTGATTCAAAAGAAATTTTGGACAATGCTATTGAAATGGCAGTTAAATACAAGCAATTTTTAATCGAAAAGTTAGGCAAAAGATGATTCTAGACGAACACAAAAAACATCAGATAATCGCATCTATGCTACACGCTAATGCGTTTGTAAACATCTCCGACCAAATCGGGCCACCCTTTTGGGAGAAGGAGGTGAAGATGAAGGGTAACCAGTTCGTTAAAGCTGCCGAGCAGAGATATAAAGTATTAGCCACCGCCCTCTTTGACCTTGAGGGTGGTGACTACTACCTCCGGGCAATGAGTGACGCTGAAGAGTTGATAGAGGAAATCTCTACACTACCCTGGTTTTCTTACTACGACATCGTTCAACTAATTAAAAAATACAAGGATGAAAAAGCTTTGGAAGAAAGAGAGAAAGTTCAGAAAAGAATGGACTCTGAACCCACAGCAGAAGGGTGAGATTTATA